GAGGCGTCAACAAATAGGGTGTCTGTATCAACATTAAAATCGGAGTGTACATGTGCACTCCCCACAACATCAAGGTCTGTCTGGGGATTCAGTGTGTTGATACCGACGCGATCACGGATAGCATCCACGTGCAACGTATCCGTATCAACGGTCAGGTTAGAATTGACATGTAGACGACCGTGGACACGGGCATCTATGAGTTCCGATGATGGTGTGATGGTCGAGCTCGTCGCACTACTCGTGGTGTGGGCGATGACAAACTCGTCGACGGTATCGCGATACCCCATGACAACATTTGTATCGGGACGATCCATGATGATGCCGATATCCGACGACGTGTTCCCCTTTCCTAATTCTATGATGGCATCCTTGATTGTCGTATTTTCAGTATTGACGGATGTCAGTGTACCCCTCACGTCAAGGTTGCCACCTATGACGACATCATCTTGTACGTACGTATCTCCCAAAACAGTGAGAACGTTGGCACCATTCTCATCAACGTAAAACTTTGTTCCGACGTCCAATGTGTGAATCGGTTGAACGTTGCCTATACCAACAACACCTTCCGTTGTGAGTGATGTATCACCTTCAAACTTGATGGTACTCGTGAAGGTATTACCGATGTTTGCATAGTAATCCACTTCTCTAGGGGCAATGTCGTCGCGTCTAAGACCAGTATCTAAAATTTCATACGTGTTTGGATCGAAACCTGTCATGATCGTGTTATTGGATGGATCCGACCGAATAGGTTTCATGTAGAGAGCATTCGCGTTACTCGCATTGATTGGTGTATCCGACGCATTGATCACGATCGTGTTGTCGGCCTGGTCATCATTGTGCCAGCGACCCAACCTGATCTTGGTCCCCCGATCAATAGTGTTCAAGTTCTTCACCATTTACTATAGCATGGTATTTTAATTGGCATAGAGGAGACCGGCGACACCGTTGGAGATTTTCAATATGTTATAGTTGACGGCGTACACTGGATCCTTGATGGGTAAACGATCACTGAAGATCTTAGCACTGTCGAGACGACTGAAATTTAACGTACCCGTCGGCTGCATCAAGCTTGTCGTAAGACAGAAACAGAATAAGAAAAAGTCGGGAGACGTGACAAAGTTTGTGTGGTAATAGTTCATCACTTCGATAAAGTGTGGACGGGCCCACTTGAAGCCATCGATGTCGACACCGTTGATGGTCACCTTGACCTTGTTGTCATAGGCTGTCAACGCACTATAGTTGCTCGTGTTGGAACTCGCGATGTATTTGACTGGATGATTGAAATGAAGGTCCTGTATCGTTTCGTTGCTCGGAATATTCTTCTGTACCTGGAAGATGAGCATGTCGTGATCACGTGTGGCGAAAGCACCTCGCTCTTCATTGTCGAGATAGTAATAGTTACTGTAAGCAGTCCATTGATAGTTGGCCGCTTCCGGACCCCAATGAATACGGATTTCGACATTGTGATAATTCAACGCCACCAGTGGTAACGCATTCTGAGGACTTTCACAGAAGAAGAATCGAAGAGGGTAAAAATAGGATCGGGCACTGATACCTGGGTGCGTCCCATTGGAACTCTTCGAAACGTTGTTGGCGAAGGTGTCGATGGCAATCTTTTCGGTAAAGATGGAATCCTGTGTATCAATAACCTGTCCACCGATCAAGAGTTCGACATAGTCGATGAGCTTCGTCCAATCTGGGTGATCGAGAGACGCGTTGTTGTCATCTATGGTGAAATAGGTGTAGCCGAGAAGATCACCAGTCTTCTCGAAGCGGATGGTTGACATGGAATTACCATTCACAGCACCCTGTATCGTTTGTTTTTCGACGGTCTGTGAAAAGTTGGAGTGTCTTTTAAACGTCGAACTGAAAAAAGATATTTCAGGCTTTCCCATGATATGTTCATCTTGAGCACCGATGGCGATGAGCTTCACTATACCGGATGACATAGTTACAATAAGGAAAGGTTATTTTAAGTTCGACTTTTTGCATACGAAGCGAATGACAAAAAAGTTATTACCTGCGGAACCGGGGTTGGTGATCGTGTTCCCATCCTCATCGAGGATACGGAACGTGAGGCGATCGAGAGTTGGGAGGGGGTACAAATATTGTTGAGCGACGAGATAGTCATCCTTGAAGGAAAGTACTTGATCACCCGAAGTGGCCGAAGAACCACTCACGATACTGGCGAAGGAGTTTCGTAGGATAGAAAGTCCTGGCTGTGAAGACGCGGAAAGGGGTGGATCCTTGGCTGCCCTGTCAGCAAAATTACTGTCGAGTTCTTGGATCGAAACATAACAATGTTCGGTGGTGTACACCGTGTTAATCCGAGCACCCAACAGTCGGGCCTGAACGACGTTCCGAAGTGGTGTGTTGAGGTACGCCGTGAACGTGTTGGCACTCGACTGACCGATCGTATCGACAGTAATGGTGTGGTACTCGTAGTCGAAGTCGGGAACATCTGGGCGTACAGCCGTGACCGTAGTCATTTACAATACGCTTAGATTAAAGATCCACCGATTCCGCCTACGATGGCATAGTTGGCCTGGTCACGAACGAGTTGTTCAGACTTACAGAGACCACCGGGTGTCAGGGACTTGGTGTATGTGCTCCCATCCTTGGTGTGACCAGGGGCACATTCGAGCTTGTGCTCGAGGTCGAAGAGAGAATCTTCATTGATGGGCTTAATCTCGATCGACCTGGGCTGGTAGCAGCTGAGTGCGGTACGACGGATCAGGAATCCGATGGCGACGAGGCTGAGGATGACCAGGATAGTGTTGCGGTTGAACTTCATTTACTAGTATGTAACATTTTTTAATCAAGTGCGTTAAAGATACTGGTTTAGTTTCATCATAGAGAGTAGATGGACGAAGAGATTATCCTCGAACGAGGTGATGCTGAGATTCTTAAACTCGACGAGAATGAGCAGGCGTTGATGGATGAGATCCACATCGCTCCTCCTTCGCGACCAAAACCCAGACCACGACCCATGCATGCGTCAAGGCCTCCCCCTGTTCAGCACCAGGAAGAGATTGACGCCTTTGCGAATCCAAACAAACAGTCAGCTCCTGTTAGACCCCCCGCTGAAGAAATTGACTATGGTGAATATGATGACTTCCAGGAGGAAGAGGTTGGTGAAACATTCACACAAGAAGAAGAACCTTCGAAGGGCTACAACTCGATCGACGAGGAAAAGGCTGATCTTCTGAACAAGTTGGCACGCCTGGAGAAGAAGGGTGTCAACACCAACAAGCGTCTAAACATGTACTCTGGTGTGGATGAAATTCGCACAGAGGTGAAACGTATCACGTATGGTATCGAAGTAGACCAGTCGGTGCGGTTTTCGCGTCGTATGCTGGTAGCTTGTGTGACGGGTCTAGAGTTTCTCAATAAACGCTATAACCCCTTCGAGATTCAGCTCGAAGGTTGGTCAGAATCCGTGATGGAGTCGGTTGAGGATTACGATACCGTCTTTGAAGAACTCTATGTGAAGTACAGGAACAAGGTGAACGTCGCCCCCGAGGTGAAGTTGATCATGATGTTGGGTGGTTCCGCGATGATGTTCCACTTGACGAACAGCATGTTTAAGGCTGCCATTCCCAACATGAACGACGTCTTGAAGCAGAACCCCGACCTGGTCAAGAACATGATGTCTGCGGTCCAGAACACAGCGTCCCAGGCCCAGCAGCCCACACAGGATTCTGGTGACGGCCCCTACGAGATGAAGGGGCCTGGTGTGGACATTTCCAGTCTGATGGGTGGTATCATGATGCCACCTCCCCCACCTATGAACACCAAACCCCTGGAGTCTGTCAGGGAAGATCCACCCATGATGGCCGATGATGACAATGTTTCGGACATCATTTCGATCTCAGGAGAATCCACGGGTGGTGAAGTGAAGGAGGTGAATGTCGCTGGAAGCTCTGGTCGTAAGAGAAGGAAGAAGAAGACTGAAATTAATCTTTAGGTATAATATAAATGATAGGCTACTGTCCAATCGAGGAGGAGCCTGTCGCTCCCCCACCCAGACCAAGGAAGGTCGTGGTGCCCCAGACGAAACCAGGGACTGTGGAAGATACAGAGTGTAACTATGTCGTTATGTTTTTCATCGTGGGTGTATTGACACTCGCATTGATGGATACGTTGGAATAATTGTAATTCGTTTTTCCCATGCTCATCAATGAGCATGGGAAAAAGGACATAACTGTTTGATATCTTACGGAGGGCTAAAAAGGAAGCAATTTAAGGACGAGGGGTGCCTTGTTTGGAGTATGAAGATTTTCTTTATGTGCACACATTGTAATCAGGGGACTGGATACGCTCGTGTCGCGAATAAAATCGTGAACCATTTGGCGTCTATACATGGTGTCGAAGTTGTTTACTACGCCTTCCAGAACTATAAGGGTCAGGAAATTAAGGATCGTTTCATCGATCCTAGGATCAAATTCTATGACGCGGTGGAACTTGACCCCGCGGCTATTGGTGGCTTTGGTGACGCTGGTATAGTTCCAAGTATCATCAAGGAGAAACCAGATATTCTGTTCCTTTACAATGATATGAATGTCGTCAGGAGCATCATGCGCCTCATCCCCCCTGAGCACATGCCCCCGAAGAAGTACCTGTACCTTGACATTGTATACCCCTGGCAAAATATCGACACCTTTGAGATCCTGAAGGAGTACAATTTTGACCATATCTGGACATTCCTGGACTGTTGGACAGACCATATGATTAATGACCTGAAGTTCGATCCCTCGAAGGTGAGTACGATGGTCCATGGTATCGATTTCGATCGTTTCGTTGATATCCCCAAGGAGGAGGCGAAAGTTTTGTGTGGTTTCAATCCCGATGACTTTTTGGTTGTGAATATGAACCGCAACACAGGGCGTAAGATGTGGGAAACCACTATCAAGGCGTTCCTGGAACTCCTGGAGCGTGAGAATATGAATCCCCGTATCAAACTCTTCTGTGGTGGTTTACCGTTCCACGAAGATGGTGTTGACATTGGGATGACTGTGAGTTCTGAGTGTCTGCGTCGGGGTATGGATGTCGGTAAGGTTTGTTTTCATCATGTCTTCATTAACCCCAAGCCCCAACACTTGACAGATGCCGAAGTGAATGAAATGTACAATGCGGGTGATGTTGGTATTAGCACAACACGAGGTGAAGGTTTTGGTCTGACCCCAGTGGAGCACATGTACCTCAACCGACCACAAGTTGTCACGGGTATCCCAGCCCTCAAAGAGACAATGGGTCCCTACGCCCATTTCGTTGAGCCTAAGTTATGGGTTCGCATCGGACAAGCTGAAATCCATGACGGAGAGGTGGCTTACTGCGATTACAGGGATTTCGCAGATCACCTCCAACACTGTTTCAATAACCCCGATGAGTACCCCAATGCTCGAGAGTACCTACGGGAAAAGTATTCTTGGGAACATATGTTCAAAGCTCTAGATGGACAAGTTCGTGTCCACCTCGATCATTCGAAGATTTGAAAACGATAGCAGGAAGGTTAAATAAGTTTGCACGAAACGAGGGCAGCTTTATACGTCCCGTGATCGACGAGGGTATACACGGGTTCTGTTTCACCCGTTTCTTCCCATACAATTTGACCATTTTCATCTAGAACATTGACGAGTTCTTGTACAATCACTTCTTCATCGTGTTGTGGTATCCGTGTTTTCGATTGAGAATATTCGATAACTTTGTATTGTTTTCTTGTACCCGAAGAGTATGTAGCCTTTTCTACAGCATCAAGTGTATTGTATTTTTCAGCATCGATTTCATTGAGGTATTTAACAGTTCTATCATCCTCGGAGAGTGTATCGTATTTTTCCTGACTTATCTCTGTATCACCTTGGTAGTATCTCTTGATAGTATACTCATTCACATCCTCCCTGAAATAGATCGGCTCTTCTTCTACAGTTTTTTTGAAGTCTGGTATTTTTTCGTATCTGTCGAGTGTAGTATACCATGATGCATCGTGGCGATAATACGTAACATCAGAGAGTTCCTGTTTAGGAACCTTGATTGCACGTTGCACTGGTTCTGTAAAATCACAGTCTTGTGTCACCTTTGCGACCGTATAGTTGCGAACGATATCGTCACTTTGTTTTTGTGTGAAGCCCGGAGAGACGTTAGAAGTGGTCAAGAGGTCCCCAGACTCGAGTGGACCACCTCGGTTCGTGACCCATATTTGAGTATCACCCTTTGTATCGATGAGTGTATCATAATCATTTGTATCCGTGGTTTTATCGGAAACAACCCCATACCACTTTTTGTCCATATTGACATTGGAGAGTGTGACGATGGGGGTCACGTTCGTTTTATGGGCATTCTCATTCGCACTCACGACGAGACCTGAGATGCTTTGTCCCCATGTGTTTGATACGGTCGTCTTGGACCGGGGGAGTTCGGTCACAATTTCCTGAACCGCCTTGACAAGATACGGTGTGAGTTGTTTATAATCCACCGTCGCAAAATCATTCCCCCACATAGAATAGTCGGGATCTTGTGTGGGGTCATCACTCGGTGGGGGTGTATAGTTGTCGATATCACCAGCTTCGGGTGGTACCATCACAATATGTCTAAGTTCTGGGGCACTGTAGTAGACTTCCTGTGCCATGAGACCAGCCTCATATGACCAACTTTGTTCTGGATCCGTCGCGTCCAACTTTTGTCTCTTTAGATATTCCTGGGGTCTCAATTTAGACAGAGATTTCACGGCACCTGTGATAATCTTCTCGTCGTGTTTGAGACGATCATCGGACGTACTCTTCTGAATTTCCCCTGTAGTAGTGACATATAATTCATAACTGGATCCACCCGCACCTCGAATAGAGAAGTACCTGGTATAGAAAGAAAACGAGGCTTGACTGAAAGCACCAGCATAGTACCCTATGGCGATGGAGTCCACCCCCTGACTGGTGTAACCCGCTTGGTACCCAATGGCGATGGACCGGGATCCCTGACTAGTACCACCCGCTGTGTTCCCCACGGCGATGGCCCGGCATCCCTGATTGATCGAACCCGCTGTGTTCCCCACGGCGACGGCGTCATCTGCCTGACAGGTCTTACCCGCTGAATGCCCCACGGCGACGGTGTCCTCTCCCTGACTGCTATAACCCGCAAAGTACCCCACGGCGACGGCGTCCTCACTCTGCCGGGTATTACCCGCATATTTCCCTATGGCGATGGCCCGGGATCCCTGAGTGCTCTGACCCGCATAGGTGGCCAAACGTACATTATCTCCTCCCCTTAAAGCATCCTTTGCACGAGTGGATGTGAAATATTTATTAGAAGTACCCTCCTTCAGGTCATTGGTATCGTGATTGGATATACTGCTAACTTGTCCATCAACATCTCCAGTAAGATCCGCATTAACACTTGCAAATGTGACAGTATCTGCAGTTCCTACCTTCTGTCCGATTGATATTTCGCCAGTACTAATGGATACACCGGTGCCAGCAGAAAAAGCACCCTGTGCAAGACTGTCTGTGAAATATTTATTAGTAGTACCCTCGGTCAGGGCATCGGTATTGTGATTGGATATACTGCTAACTTCTCCAGAGATAGAAGCGGTAATTGTTCCTGCAGAAAAGTTACCGCTTGCATCACGTTTTACTATTGTATTCACATCGTTACCCGTAGAAGATACGACATTAAACGTCCGATCTGTACTACCATTATAAGAAAAACCGCTTAGATCAGTACCAGGTGATATAGACTTACTCATTGATCCAGTAAT